ACGACTAAGAAAAAGTCAAAACCAAAAAAACCAAAGGGAACTCCAAGTTTTAATATCGCAAGATCTTTTGTTGGTAAAAAGCCGATTAGTTACTCAAGGGCCAGAGCGTATGATTCTGGTGGGAAAATGCCTGTGCCAATCTCTCCTAGGCAAATGGCAAAGAAAAAACTTAAAGAAAATTATGATCTTACAAGCATGTTTATTAGGGACGATGAAGCCCTGAAGAAAAAACAGGCTCGTCAAAAAACTTTATTGGGTAAACTTTTTGGGAGTGGCCCAAGTAAGGATATTGAAGGCCGAAGATTTGCAAAAAAAGAGGCCGTAAATATGCTTAAAAAAGAAAGTCCTAAATTGGTCAAAAGGGTTACTAAAAAATCCTCTGGCGGTAAAACAACTAAGAAAAAATCAAAGTCCACTGTTAACAAAGCAGGTAACTATACAAAGCCGACCATGAGAAAGCGTTTATTCAATCAAATAAAAGCTGGTGGCAAGGGTGGCGCTCCGGGTCAATGGAGCGCTCGTAAGGCTCAAATGCTCGCGCAGCGCTATAAAAAGGCTGGTGGCGGTTACAGAAATTAGGAGAGTAATATGCATGTAAAAAGAGTTAGGAAGGTTGTTAAGGGTCTTAAAAAAGCCTCTAAATTACATGCCAAACAGGCTCAATCTTTAGGCACATTGCTAAAAAACAAAAAGTTTAGGGACTATGGTAAAAAGAAAAGATCCAAAATTGGGAACGGGAAAAAAGCCAAAAGGTAGTGGTAGAAGGCTTTATACCGATGAAAATCCAAAAGACACTGTAAGGATAAAGTTTGCTACACCTGCTGATGCAAGGGCTACAGTTTCTAAAGTAAAGAAGATTAGCAAGCCTTATGCTAGGAAAATACAAATTTTGACCGTTGGCGAACAAAGAGCCAAGGTTATGGGAAAGTCAGAGGTAGCTAGAATATTTAAGCAGGGTAAGGAAAGTATAAGAAGGTCTCGAAAGAAGAAAGCGTAAATATGGAGCCAATTAGCACAGCATTAGCAGGATTTGCTCTGTTTAAAAGCGCAGTTGATGGCATTAAAAGCGCCATAGGAACTGCAAATGATGTCAGTGATATAGCTGGATATATAGATAGTTTATTTGAAGGTGAGAAGCAGGTACAAAAAGAAAGGAATAAAAAGTCTGGGGTTGGTGGTGTCGGAGAGCAATTTGGTGTAAAATCAGTAGCAACAGAGATAATAAATGCAAAATTAGCTCAGGAGCAAATGAGAGAGATAGCGACTATGGTGGATCTTAGGTTTGGCCCCGGAACTTGGAAATCAATTACAGAAGAAAGAGCAAGGCGCATTCAAGAGGCTAAGGAAGCAGAAGCAAAGGCTAGGCGAGAAAAGATCAGAAAAGCAGCCGAAATGGAAGAAAATATAAAGATGGCACTTAGCATATTTTTGGTTATTCTTGCTGTCGTTGGTTTGTTTGTATTCATGATGATAACGGTTGCAAATAGTCAAAACTACTCAGAAAGTTATAGGTAACTTTATGCCATTAAAGAAGTCACAGAGAAGTCTAAAGTCTTGGACTAAACAAAAGTGGAGGACTAAGAGTGGCAAACCCTCCACGCAGGGGCCAAAAGCAACAGGGGAAAGATATTTACCGTCATCAGCTATTAAAGCCCTCTCATCAAAGGAATACGCGGCCACCACCCGTGCTAAAAGAAAAGCAACTAAAGCTGGTAAGCAATTCTCAAAGCAGCCTAAAAAGATACGAGCTAAAGTAAAACCTCATAGGAAAGTAAGATAATGGCTGTAGTAACACCAGATTTACCAGAGATATTTGAGGAAGCCTTTGAAAGGGCCGGATTGTCTATGACAACTGGCTATGATTTAAAAACCGCAAGAAGAAGTTTTAATCTTTTAACATTGGAGTGGCAGAACCGTGGGCTTAATCTCTGGACTATCAACTCTGATACGATCTCTCTTACGGCAGGCACGGCAACGTATACTATGCCTACAGGAACTATTGATATCCTTGAACATCAGATTAGAACTGGCACGGGAACAAATCAAGTTGACACTGACATCCAAAGGATCTCAGTTTCTACTTATGCTAAGATCAGCTCTAAAAACACTAGAGGTAAGCCTTCGCAAGTTTTTGTCCAAAGACTAGCTACTTCTACCACTTTGACTCTCTGGCCTGTGCCAGATGAGGCAGATACCTACACTCTCGCACATTTTTATTTACTTGGCACAGATGGTATTTCTTCCGGTCTTTCAGGAAGCGCTGCTGTGCCACCAAGGTTTGTCCCATGCTTGGTTTCCGGATTGGCGTATTACATAGCCATGAAAAAGCCAGAGGTGGCAAACAGGGTTGCCCCCCTGAAACAGGAATATGAGTTCCAGTTTGAATTGGCAGCAAACGAGGATACAGACTCCTCAGCAATCAAGTTCGTCCCATATGATACATTTTTCCTAGGAGGTTAAAATGCCAGTAGCAATAAAGAAGTTGGGCAGAAGAGGTGGCCCAGCAGGTCAAGATAAAGTTGTCTCGCCAAGCAAAAAGAAAAAAGGAATGCGCCGTGGTGGTGCAATGAAGTCTAAAGGTATGTCCAAGGGTGGCAAGATGCCTATGGTCAAAGACCCTAAGACTGGTAAGAAAGTCCCAGCTTTTGCCGTTGACGGTAAGGGTAAAATGGCTGGCGGTGGCCGCATGAAGAAAAAAGGCATGAAAAAAGGTGGCATGATGAAGAAGGGTTATGCCAAAGGTGGCAAGGTAACCAACGTAGCCAGTCTTAGAAAGATAGCCAAAGATATGGGCTACACCGTAGCTAAAGCTGGTGGCGGCTCCATGAAGAAAAAAGGCATGGCTAAAGGCGGCTCTATGAAGAAGAAGGGCATGAAAAAAGGTGGCCCTGTGAATAAAAACGGCAGTGCGAAGAAGAATGGTAATACTATTCTAGAAAAACAGTTAAAAAGAGTTATGCCGGGTCAGCAATCTGCCAAAGCTGGTGGAATGATGAAGAAAAAGGGCATGAAAAGAGGAGGTTCCATGAAGAAGAAGGGCATGGCTATGGGCGGCGCAATGAGGCGCATGAAGTCCAAAGGCATGGCTAAAGGAGGCCCAATGAAGAAAAAAGGAATGGCAAGAGGCGGAGGTGCTGCTGTAAGAGGTAAGCGTTTCACAAGGGCAGGTTAATAAATGCCAACGGCTAGTGGAAAACACGCATACGGGATCTGTGATAAGACAGGGTTCAGATATAAGTTATCTGACCTTGTCTTTGAGGTAAAAAACGGATCTAGAACAGGTATGCGTGTAGGAAAAGATGTAGTAGATCAGGATCACCCTCAAAACTTTGTGGGACGGGTTAGGGTGACCGATTCTCAATCTTTGCTTAATGCTAGACCTAATAGAACTGAGCCTGATGTAATAAACCTTTTGTCTGATAATCCTTTTACTACCGGAGCTTCTGGCGGCTCTAACACAACCATAACAGTCACTGAAGTAAATCATGGCAGAGATACGGGTGATACTGTCAGGTTTAGAACCGTAGAGCCTTTTGATGGCATAACATCAGCAGTGATGGAGTCTGCTTCTGGTTACTCCATAACAAAAGTATCAGATGATACTTACACAGTCTCTGTCTCTGGCGGTGCCACCACAGGATCTATTTCAGGCGGTGGGTTTTTTGCAAGCGCAGGGCCAGTAACGGCGTTAGGATAAGAAGATGTCTTTTACTTTTGCAGAATTAAAAACAGCTATACAGAGCTATACTGATAACAGTGAATCTACATTTGTCACTAATCTACCTAATTTTATTAGATCAGCAGAGCAAAGAATAGTTACAACTGTTGATTTAGAAAATTTTAGGAAAAATGCCACAGGAAGTATGACATCGGGAAATCAGTATCTTACCACGCCAACAGACTTCCTTGCTCCATTTTCTTTGTTTATAACCACATCTGGAAGCGAAGGATTTTTACTGGAGAAAGATGTAAATTTCATTAGAGAGGCTTTTCCTGATGTGACCACTACTGGAACGCCCTTGTATTACGGTTTTTTTGATTCTTCCGTTACTGCTGCAAGCGGAAATATAGTGGCAAACTTGATAATTGGGCCTACCCCAAACGCCAATTTTGATGTCGAGCTTCATTATTATTATAGGCCAGCTAGTCTAACTGCTGGGGCAGATTCTGAATATACTTGGTTGAGTCAAAACGCTCCCAATGCTTTGTTGTATGGATCTTTGATAGAGGCATACATTTTCATGAAGGGTGAGTCAGACGTTATTTCAATGTATGAAAATAGATTTGCTGAGAGCCTGTCTAGATTGAAAGATTTGGCAGAGGCAAGAGAAAACTCAGATGCTTATAGAGAGGGTTTGCCGACTAGAGAAAGGACATAAGGGAGACATGACAGTAAAAGACAGCAAGACCATAGCTATTGTTGGCCTTGGGAGAAGCCATTCTGACTATACATCTTGTAGAATATCATCAATATCATTTGATGAAGTTTGGGGAATCAATTGTATAGGTGCCATAATACATGTAGATAAAACTTTTATGATGGATCCAGTTTCTAGGTTCATAGATACTGAAAATGCAGGCACTCAAACTAATGTAGCCAGAGAGTTTTTAGAGAAAAATAATAAACCTATAATAACTTGTTCTTTAGATAAGAGAGTTAAAAACTTAGAACTTTACCCATTAAAGGACATATCTACAAAATTAGGAGTTTGTTATTTTAATAATACAGCGGCTTATGCCATTGCCTACGCCATATGGTATGGAGCAACAAAAATATTTTTATACGGTTTAGATTTTACTTATAAAAATTTAAACATGGCAGAGTCAGGAAGAGCTTGTGTAGAGTTTTGGTGTGCCATAGCCATATCAAAAGGGGTAAAAATAGAGATAGCTCACACATCTGGCCTTTTGGATACTAATGTACCAGAAAATGAAAAGTTATATGGATATCACAGATTGGAAGACCCTATGGTTCAAACGGTAAAAGATGGATCTTTGCTTATAGCTAGACAGTCTGAGGTTAAACCCCCAGACCCTATAGATAGTGATCCTGTAATTTTTGGGAGGCATGATCATGTTTGACATTGGCTCTGACATTGGATCGGTGAATGTTGTCACCTCTCAGAACGGCGGTCTATCAAACGATCAAATAGCTGAGATTGCATCTAATAAAATAATATATGTTTCTGATGAGGCACCAGAACCTATAAGACAACAGGCAGAGGCTTTTAAGGACAGAGTGAGAAATATTTTACAATACTATGTGGAGTTGGCGAGAAGAGAGGAACGTGCTACAATTTGCAATAAGATTCGCGAAGCCGGGCAACTTGAGCTTGCTGATGCAATAAGGAGATTATAATGGCAATAACACAGGCTATGTGTACATCTTTCAAGCAAGAGCTAATGCTTGGAACTCATAATTTTGCTACAAATGGAAACGCATTTAAACTTGCTCTGTATGCTGAGGGCGGAGGTGGAAAGTCCTCGACCACAGCTACTTTAGGAGCGGCCACTACAGCCTTT